AAAACGCTTTGGATATAAAAGGTGTAGCTACTAAGTTTGCTGGTAGAGGTGAATTGGAAAAAGCATATAACTTTGCTATGAATGATTTATCAAAAGCAATCAAATCACTTTCTGAAAAACAAAGAGATAAAATCTTTAAAGGTGGTGCATGTTTTATGAACTTAGAAGTAATATACCCAACCTCAGTAAATGTAATACCTTATGGACAAGCTCTATTAGTATTTCATGGTACTATGGAATTTAATGAAGAAGGTATCGCTATTGGTGAGAATCAAAATGCTGCTAAGATACTTGCTGGAATGATTAAGCAAGTAAATCAAGATGTACAATCAGCATACACAATATCAGGTCCTCCAATTAATCAATTACCTAAGAGTAAAGATTTAACTTCTTTAAAAGGAAAATACAATTCAAAAATAGGAAAACTACAATCAAAATTTAAGTTAAAAGATAATGATGGTATAGCTAATTATCATCAAGCATATTGGATGGATTTTGTAACTAAGAAATCACCAACTAAATTAGATAATAGAGTTTTAATGGGATTAGTTAAGAGATGGGCATTCTATGATAAATCATTTAGATTAGATAAGAAGAATTTCGAAGATGTTAAAACATTAGAATGGGCAAAGGGAATTGATAAGAATGACCACGCTAAGATGGCTAAAGATAACATTAGACCATTTGAAGATATCTTCTTAGGTATCGGAGCAGATATACTTTCATTTATGAGTTCAGTACTTGCGGCTAACCCTGATAAGGCAATTAGGGATATGAAAAAGAGGTTAGATAAAACTATCATTGATGTTCGAAAGAGTGGTGATGAAAAGAAGATAGCTAAACTTAAAATGGAACTTCAAAGATTAAAAGCAATTGGTGGTAAGGATAAAATCGTTCCTAATGAGGGTATCGTATTTGTATATGGTGGTAAGACTTTCAAATTAACTGGAACGTTTGCACCACTTAATCAGATACTTGGTTTATTTTACGAATAGTAAAAAACTCAATACTTATATATATAAGTATATAATAGGTTATGGGAGATAGTAAAAAATTTAGTAGAAAGTTCATGCACCCAACTCGTAGAAAGTTGGCTGATATGGTACAAACTGGTGAGTATGCAAAAAATACTCAAATCGCATTTTCTGATATAAAGGAAGAAGAAACCAAACGTAAAGTTGGGGATATTTGGAATGATTCGGATGGTAACGTTTGGGAACAAAAGGATTTTGGTAAAGTAAAATCATCCAAAATGTCAAATGTAATGTCTGAGTTAAGAAAGCACATTGAATCATTACATCAATGTAAAGCTGATGATTGTGATGTTAGTGGCAAATTTTCAAACTCTGATAAAAAGTTAATTTCTAAAACTGGTTATTGTGCTGGTTGTTTAGCAAAAAGAGAACTTATTATAAAGCAAGATGGCTTATGGGAAGCCTATGAAGAATATAGGATATACTCAAATATGGCTGATTATGGAACTGATGTTATAGAAAAGTGGAATCAAGCTCTTAATGAAGTTGGTAACATACATGAATATGTAAACGATGATGGTTCCGTTGAAAAGTGGCAATCCAATGATGATGTTCAGACTTTAAAAGCTCAGATAGAAACCGATATAGAAAATGGTAAGAATGAACTTACTGAAGTTATCGTAAAACGTAATAGTGCGTATGAGAAATTAAAGCATAAGAATTATGAGTTGGTTAAGGAAATTTGATTTAAAAACTATTCTAATAATGGCACTATGTGTAGTGTTATTAATGAGAGGATGTGATAACGAAGATACAAAGGATATAGAAACTGTTGAGGTCGATGGTAAAGATTACGAACTAATAAAACAAACTATCGATACTGTTTTTGTAACTAAGGAAGTAAAGGTTCCAACCTATGTACCAAAATACATTACTAAAGTTGAAACAATTGAGGTTGAAATACCAATTGATATAGATACTTTGGCAATTGTGGAAAAGTACTTCTCTACATATCAAGTTAAAGATACATTAAATCTTTCATATGAGTTTCCAAAAGGAGTTACTGATTCATTGGGTAACAAACCATCACCAAATTTAGGATTTGGAATCATAACCGATAATATATCCCAAAACTCAATTATCTCCAGAGATGTAGATTGGACATTTCAAATTCCAACAATTTATAATACATCAATCGTAAAGGAATTACCAAAGACTCAATTGTATTGGGGATTAAATGGTGGATTTAATAGAGAAGATGTAATTACTAACATATCCGGTTCTTTATTACTAAAAACTAAGAAAGATAAAATATTCCAATTAGGATTGGGAGTACAAAATAATTCTAATATACAACAACTATCACCATATATTAGTGCTGGTATGTATTGGAAGTTATCATTGGGTAAGAAGAAATAATTTATGGCTAAACAATCGTTGAAGGATATAATTAAGTTGGAATATCAGAAGTGTGCTTCTGACCCAATTTATTTTATGAAAAAGTATTGTATGATTCAACACCCTGTTAGGGGAAAAATACAATTCCAATTATATCCATTCCAAGAAGAAACATTGGTTGACTTTAAAGACCATCGTTATAATATAATACTAAAATCCAGACAAACTGGTATATCAACTCTAACCGCAGGGTTCTCACTTTGGAAAATGTTATTTAATCAAGACTTCAATGTGTTGGTTATTGCAACTAAGCAAGAGGTGGCTAAGAATCTAATTACTAAGATTAGAGTAATGAATCAATACTTACCATCTTGGTTAAAGTTGGAAACAGTAGAAGATAACAAACTATCCTTACGATATTCAAATGGTTCACAAGCCAAAGCAACATCTGCTGCTAGTGATGCAGGTCGTTCGGAAGCGCTATCATTATTAGTATTTGATGAAGCTGCATTTATTGATAAGATTGAAGATATATGGGTATCTGCACAATCTACATTATCTACGGGGGGTAACGCAATTGTGTTATCAACTCCAAATGGTGTGGGTAATTGGTATCATAAAACTTGGGTAGGGGCTGAAGAAGGTAGAAATGATTTTAACACAATCAGATTACATTGGACAGTTCACCCTGAAAGAGACCAAGATTGGAGAGATGAGCAAGAACGATTATTAGGACCTAAAGGAGCAGCGCAGGAATGTGATTGTGATTTTGTATCTTCTGGAGATAGTGTTATAGACCCACAACTTTTACAATTCTATAAAGATACGTATGTTCAAGAACCAATTGAGAAAACTGGATTCGATGGTAACCTATGGAAATGGGAATATGCTGATTACAATAAATCTTATATAGTAGTAGCCGATGTCGCTAGAGGGGATTCTTCGGATTTCTCTACCGCACACGTTATTGATGTTGTTACATCAGTTCAGGTAGCTGAATATAAGGGTAAATTGGATACAAAGGATTTTGGAAACTTTTTAGTAGCATTAGCAACTGAATATAACAATGCATTATTAGTAATTGAAAACGCAAACATAGGATGGGCAACTATCCAACAAGTTATTGATAGAAGTTATACTAATTTATACTACACCGATAAAGATATAAAGTACGTTGATTCTGGTAATCAGCATACTAACAAATATCGCTCGCAGGATAAGAACCAAGTAGCAGGGTTCTCCACAACATCTAGAACAAGACCATTAATCATCTCAAAATTAGAAGAGTACATAAGAGATAAATCAATCACAATACGTTCAGTACGAACGATAGATGAGATGTTTACATTTATATGGAATAATGGTAGAGCTGAGGCAATGAGAGGTTATAACGATGATTTAGTTATGGCACTTGCAATTGGGTTATGGGTTAGGGATACTGCTCTTAGATTAAGACAAGAGGGTGTTGATTTAACTAAACAGGCTATTAACAGTATTTCATCTCATACTTATACAGGTATATATGGTGGTAATGAATCAGATGATAATCCTTGGAAAATGGATGTAGGTGATGGTTCATTTGAGGACTTAACAAATTGGTTATAAATCAATTTTGTTATATTTATATAGTATAAGATTTATTATGGATAATACGACTAAACAACTTTACAAAGAGTTCACAAAGGAATTCAAAGAAGATATCATTGAATATGATGTTGAAAACGAGTCTGATTTAAAAGAATTTTTAGAATTCATAAAAGAATATAAGCCGGATATCAACGAAGGTGAGTATCAAGGTAGAGAAGTTAAACTAAACAAACCTATGAGAGGTGATGTTAAGAAGTTTAAGGTGTATGTTAATAATCCAAAGGGAAATGTTGTAAAGGTAAACTTTGGACATGGTGGAACATCTGCTAAGAAAGCAGGTGAGAAAACAATGCAGATTCAAAAAGATATACCATCAAGAAAGAAAGCATTTAGAGCTAGGCACAATTGTGATTCACCTGGTCCAAGAACTGGAGCAAGATATTGGAGTTGTAAAGCATGGTAAATAAATTAGGATATATTAATAATTTTTCGTATCTTAGGGAGATTATTAAATAAACAGAAGTATAATGGCAGAGCAGCAAAATAGTTCATTTTTTCAAAAGTTAACAAAACTTTTCTCAACCCAAGCAATCGTAGTTATTGATAAGGATGGTAAGAGAACAGTTAAAGATACGGATGATAGACAACAAGGTAGTACAAATCTTTTAAATTTAAAAGATAGGTACACAAAACTCCAACGTTCATTCGCAGGGCAGCAATCAGCCGCTCAATCAATGGCATATCATCAAGTTCGTAGAGAATTGTTTAGAGATTATGATTCAATGGATAACGACCCTATTATATCCTCAGCATTAGATATATATGCAGATGAATCTACATTGAAAAATGAATTCGGTGATGTTATTCAAATTAAAACACAAAATGAAAACGTTAAGGCATTATTAGAGAATCTTTTCTATGATATTCTTAATGTAGAGTTTAACCTTTGGGCTTGGACTCGTAATATGGTAAAGTATGGTGATTTCTACTTATCTATTGAAGTAGCACCAGGAAAAGGTATTATCAATGTACAACCACTTCCAGTTTATGAAACTGAAAGAGTGGAGAATACTGATGTAAACAATCCAAACTATGTAAAGTTTAAAGTTAACCATGACCCTAATGGGAAAGGTGACTATGAGAACTTTGAAATAGCACACTTCAGATTACTATCAGATACAAATTTCCTTCCTTATGGAAAGGCAATGATTGAAAATGGTAGAAGAATATGGAAGCAAGTTTCTTTAATGGAAGATGCAATGTTAATTCATAGAATTATGAGAGCACCTGATAAGAGAGTTTTCAAAATTGATATTGGTAACATACCTCCACAAGAAGTAGATAACTATATGCAGAAGATAATCAACAAAATGAAGAAAACTCCTTTTGTTGATAAGAATACAGGTGATTACAATTTAAAATATAACATCCAAAACTTAACGGAAGATTTCTTCTTACCTGTTAGGGGTGGTGATAGTGGAACTGAAATAGATTCATTG